AATCCCGGTTGCCCGTTACCGTTTACCGTCTTATCAAGACTCTTGACTATTGTTGCCAGGGCTTCGAGGTGGGGAATCACAGAATCAAGTTTATCGGATAAATTTTTCTGTGATTCGTGGAGTTCTTTGTTTGTCATTTAAGGAGGATTCCAGTAACAAAAGCCCAAAGGCGTTGTATGTAAAGGTTTATATTAATATGTGTTTTTGGTTGCTTGTCTTCAACTATTACACCCGTTTCAACGCCCCAACTGTTCACGATAATTCGACGCGCGTGGAGCTCTGCGGCTTCTTGGGATTTGTATTCGTTGGTGCTCACGGCTACGATGTCCCACTTATCCTCGTCTTGATTGCGCTCAGAGAACCGCCAGCGCCACTTCTTACTTTTCGATTTGTACGTTTCGATTAACCCGTGCATCTTTGGCTTTCTCCTTGAAACTCTGAATCTTGGATTTTATCGCGTCCGGCGCATGGAAGCCCCGAACCTTAAGAGCTATGTAAACCGCCAACAGCAAAGCAGCGGCTATCAGAACCAACCACCAAAGACCCAAAGCGACAGAGAGCCAAGCACAAACCAGCGAAGACCCGCCAAGGATTGCCGCCGCTCCGGTTGCCTCGCCGTATTTGGTCAGGTATCCGATCACTAGACAAACGATAGCGCCGATAGCGCAATATCTTGCGAGGCTCCGATACATAGCCTGGGTCTCAAGCTTCTGTTGTCTGAGATCCGCTAAGATTTGTTGCATAGCTGAGACTATAGGTTTACGTGTCTTACTCAGCGAGTAGCCAAGGATCTTGGTTTCCGTTACTTTATATTGCTGCTCGCCATCAGTTACGATGCGCTCAGTTGTTGCGCAACCTAGCGCTATGCAAACAATGAGACTGAGAAACAATGCTAGTTTGTAGTGTTTATGCATTTCTAGGGGAACTTGTGGGTGTGTCTGTCGTTTTTGTGTATTCGATGGTGATGGAGCCTGGTGACGTGGATCGGTCGGAGCCTGTTTGTATTGATGCATTGGTTGTGTCGCACTCTATATCTACCGAAAAGCCCGGATTCGGCGAAGCATACGGCAATGACCTAAACGAAGAGCCAGCGTCGTAGCGTCCGTATATTTTTTCGACCCTAGACATGTTGCTTATGCCATGCGCCACCGATTTGACTGTGCTGTCAGGTAGTAAACCCATATCGATTGTCTTTGTGTAAATCGGTCTCCAGCTTGCCGCCGACTCTTCAAAGTCACGACTGGTTAAAATCTCGGCAAATCCTACGTTCTCGACAACTTGGGAAGTCCCACCGCCGCCAGCGCCACCGCCTGCCAGACTCTCAGTAACTGAGAACGAGGAAAAGCTCGGCGTAACGGTCGAGGTGCTGGAGTCGATATCAACGAAGACTTCAACGTAGTCATCTGTTGAGAGCTCGACATCTTCCCCTATTGACCAGTTGCCCACGTCCGCGCCGGTCCCGATTTTCCGAACCTGTTCGCTCGACGAAACTTGGGTGCCGTTTTTGTGAATCCAGCCGCGCAATACGAGGTTACTAGCCGAGGCTATAGATGATATAATAGCGCGTGCGGTGAACGTCTTGGTCGCTGCGCCTGTGTAGACCAGCCGCTTGTTCGTGTCGTCAACCGTAAACTCGCTCGGGGCTATATTGCCTGCGGCTATTGTCGAGTTAACATACAGGTTAACTGGGGTTCCTGCGGTAATCGTCCCAGTAGCTACGGCGCTAGAGACATAGGCCCTTGCGCGGCTTACAATCTTGCCGCCCATAGGCGGGAGAACGCCAAACTCAGTTGCAGTGGTCCAGGTCGCATCAGCTCCGGTGTCGTCGACCGTGACGACTACTGTATAATAGCCCGTCTCATCGGTTACCGAAGCGACGGTATACAAAGCGCCTTGGTCGCTATCTTCCGCAGATTTGAAGAATATTTTATCCCCGTTTCCGAGGTTATCGAGAACCGTTGACATATCGATGCCGTCATTATCAACATCATCGATATAGATCTCGGTAATCGAGGCAATAGTCGCGTTGTTACCTCTGAACTTGCCCGCGCCTGGGTCTGCCTTCGCTGTGGTGTTGTCGTATTCGTAAACGAACGCAGCGCCCGCGCCACCGCCGCCCGCACCCCAAGAAACCGTGCCAGCGCCGTCTGTCGTTAACGCTTGATCAACAGTTCCATCCGTAGCTGGTAGTGTGTACGCGCCAACTGTTACCGTGCCAGTAGCGGTCAGAGCGCCCGCGATTCTAGCGTCGCCACTTACTCCAAGTTTCTCAGAAGCTGATTGCGTAGCGCCATCGATTCCAACAAACGGGGCGTCAAGGTCAAGGCTTGTAGCCGCCTCGATCTCACCCGCTGCGGGCATCGTGAGCTTCCCCGTAACACTGACGGCTGAATCCAATTCCAAACTTGTCGCCGCTTCGATCTCGGCAACTGCGGGCAGTGTCAGCTTGCCAGTAACACTGACAGCGGAATCTAGTTGCAAACTGGTAGCCGCCTCGATTTCGCCAACTGCGGGCATTGTCAATTTCCCGGTTGTAATCGTCGGGGTGGCCAGGTTCGGTGTGTTGAGCGTCGGGCTTGTTAGCGTCTTTTCAATTAGCGTCTGGGGCTCTGCTACAAGCGCGATAGTGTCGTCGGCGTCGGGTGCGGTTAGCGTCCGCGTTGTTGCTGTGGTAATACCTGAACACTCGAAAGCCAGTTTCTTTGTCGCGTCGCCGTTGTCTACAATCCGAAAAGTATCATCAGGTACGTTGAGCGGAGCGCCTGAGATCAAGTAGTCATTGAGTATCCAGCCCGAAACGCTGTAGAACAGGTAATAAGTAGCCCCCGCAGCCATGACAATAGGTGCCCCGGAAGACGTCGTAATATTGCCCGTGTTCGTTATCGTCACAATTCGCGCCGCATCTTCTAGTTCTAGCTGTAGGAAGTCGCCGCTTTCGCCGCCTGAAATTGTGTCCAGGTCGTCACTTGCCGCGTCGCCCTGGGTGTCGACCTTATGTAGCCATTGGTACCTGGTTACACTTCCGCTGGAAATAGTAAGCTCTACAGCAGGAACGGCGCTTGCGTCGCCTCTCTGCATGTACTTAGCGTCGGCCTCGGCTATTGTGTAGTAGTTTGACGAGGCAATATCGAGCGTGACCGCGCCGTCGTCCAGGAAAACATTCTTGCAGTAGAAATCGAAATCGATTATCATGAACCGGTTAGGAACGGCGTCGAACAAATGAACTTGGGCTGTGGTTTTAGCCTCACCGCTAGAGCCTAGGCGGTCGTAGAAGTTCTCTGTCTTGGCGCTAAGCCCAAACGCTAGCTCCCCGTCGGTCAGAACCGGGTCTCTGTAAGCCTCGGTATCGAAGTCATACCAGGAGTTGGTCGCGTTGAAATCGTTAGAGAACACGAAAAGCGGCGTATACGCGCCGTTCGGGTACTTGTAAGTGACGTAACCAACGGCTTTCGTGTCAGGGTCTGAAGAGTCAGCGAGCCGGACGTAAATATAACTGTTCCCAGAATCCCAGCCCCATTCGCCCGCAGCCAGAGCGCCAACGGTTCCTTGCGTCATGGCTGCAGTGTTTTCGTAGAGATAGGCAGGTTCTTCGTCCATCGCTTCAGTGTAATAGTACTCGGAGCCCGTGCCTGCGGTCCAGTTGTCGTTACCCGCGTTGCACTGTAGAATAGGTTTAGGGTTGCTGAAATCATCGTCGACAAGAAACTCTGAAGTTGAACCAGCCGGGACGTCTGTAAAAGGTGTGTTGAGGTCGTCCGTGACTAGTTGGATGTTGATTAGGCCAACCTGAGTCAGCGTGAGACCTGGAAAATCCCGTAACGTCTTGAGGTGCGCGAGTGATGACATTAAAATATACTTTCTGCGGGGTATTGGACATAGCAAATTGAGCTCCTGGGATTTAGATAATATAAGAGTCTGGGCTATGTTTTGGCAATTTTTACGGTGCTACGTACTTAAAGCCGCCGGCGATATCAAATCGGGCGTGCTGAGCTAAATTCTCATTTTCGGACCAGCCGCGGACTCCCCCAATGGCAGGAGGTTCCGGAACGGTTATGGTTTCGAAGTTGCCGACTTCGATATCCTTGTTGTATACTCCAGATTGGGCAGAAGCATCGTCCCAAACTTTTGCATGAGTGCCACTGTCGCAGGGATAGTCAACATTATCTGAAGGACTGGTGGAGTTAAATTTGCCCCATGCTGATAAAGTGTAGTTTCCGGCGTAGAGAAAGGGCTTCCACTGGCCCGATATTTGATCTGTGATTACTCGCCGACGTTCAAGCCAAAAACCAGCAGAGAAAGATCCAAAGGTGCGTTGTCGCACTAATGCAGTCGCGGTGGGTACCCAAGGTAAAGACTCCCAAGCGGCGGCGGCGGCGGAGTAACTAACATCACTACCACTGAAGTCGCTTTTCTCGCTGTAGGTGCGGGCATTTAGTAAGTTACGGTACCGAAAGCGTGTCAATTTATTGATCGCATAGTACCACCATTGGCACCATTCTGCGGTTACAGGTACGTTGTACCCGTAATCTGGTTCATCGCCGAGCTCGGCGACCATATCATCATATTCCCAAGTGGGGAGTATATCAACGTTAGTAAAGTCGTAAGACGGTCCTGGCAGTGGTCTTGAAAAACCGAACCAGGGTATTCCGAATGGGGGCTGAATTACGAATAAGCTATTAAACACGCTTCTGTACGCAGGGGTATCCGGCGGACCGTTGGCTTTGGCAAAATCCGTATTTAGCTCTGTATTGTTGAACACGTTCCACCGCTCCTCTGCTGCGTTTAATAGATCGTCAAGCAATAGCCCCGCCGGGGCGTTGTAGAAGGTGCTCAAGGTTTCCCAGTTAAAATCTGTAGTGTTCCAGCCTGGCATTACGCAGGTACTGCCCTTGGGTTATGCAATTCGCCGCATGCTTGCCGGTCCCAGCTACTATCCGCGTCTTCGCGGCTTGCAATTAAAACGCGCCAGACGTAGTCGTCGCCTTTTTTACTCTGATCCGGGTACGAGGTTTCCGCTATGAAATCAACCTGCCACGAACCAGTGTACCAGACCTCAAGGGCTATGTATAGCATGTTTTCGACGTCTAAATCTTCTTCTATAGGGACATCCGTGACGGTGGTGCCGTTAATAACTTTACCAGCGGAGATATCGACGTTGTTCTCAATACCACTTTCTGCTGCCGTAACCTTAAAAAACCCGTTGTAAGTGTCACCCCCGCCCGCCCCGCCACGCCGGGTCCGACGCCCGACGTAACGACCGCCGGTAATGTTACCGACCGCGTCGTTCATGTCCCGCAGTCGCCCAGCATCGCTTTCGCTTAGAATATAGCCTCTGTTACTTCGTGGCATCTTAGTCTCTTATCTTCTGGCGTAAAAGGTCAAGCCCGTTGTTCCAGTTCTTGTATGGGAGCGTGCGATACCGACCAAAAACTGCCGTACCGTCTGCGGCTAGAATGCCGCCGCTGCCGTTGAGCGCCACGGGGTCCTGGATCTTTTCTTTTTTCATAACTTTGTCAGTCGTCGGGTCGGGTAGGTCACCGTACAAAATAGCTTGTTTCTTACCGCTCTTCATAAAGTTGTAACCGGCGTCCAGCGCTGTGAGCCAGTGGTCTACCTCGGCAACTTCGATTTGATAGGAGCAACGCCATTCAAACTCCCCGAAATCGTCAGTAGAGAGCACAGGCTCAACGCCTCTTAGGAGCCCTTTACCTTTGTCTATCGAGATCCCTAAAACAGTTACGTTCCCTTCGTTCAAAGTACCTTGGAACTCGGCGGCTTTGGTGTAGTCGAAGTTTGAGCGTTCGCGCTGAGTCCAACTGATTATTTGGTGGTAATATTCTTCTTGAACTGAGCTGGGTTCGAATGGGTCTTTGGCGCTGTTTCGGATGCCATGTTTTTTCGTCGTCGAGGCTTCCCCCGTGCCGACCCCGTCGTACTCGTAACAGCTTTCCGCCGTCCTCGTGTAGGTCCGGTTCTTGAGCGTGAACGCGGTCAGGCGGTCGATGCGTCCGCCGCCAATGGAGAACCCCGTGGCCGTGTACGTCAGCGTCACTAGCCATTGAAATTTGTTATTGTCTACGCGCGTAGCCGTTACGCCACCTTGCAGGATCTGATAAATGGTTAACTCAGAGCTGTAGACGGTCCCGACGGTTGGAATCCCAGATTCCCAGATTACTTCATACGCGGTGGTGTCCTCGTCGTTCGTGTGGACCACCCAAGGCTCGACCATTGTTGAGTCGGTGCCGGTGAATCCTTCAATAAATTTATGTGGCGCTTTGGTGCCTGACGTTATTACTCCCATGTTACTGGCCTCCTAGATTCACAGTTACCAAGGCGTTACCCGCGCTTAGGCTGCGCTTGAGCGTCTTGTCGATTGATTCGGTGTTTTTGGCGGTCTTTTCTTCGGGGTTTCTGCCGTGCTGACCTCGGGTGACGCTAACAGCTTCGGCGCTGCCTCTGGCCATTGCTGAGGCTAGGCTAGAGGAAGGCCCGACGGGGCCCGCTGCTGCACCTGCGTTGTTCTGTAGGTCGTAGAGGTCGCCCGCTGCGGTACGCAAAGCTGTCCGTTGTTTCTCGGATAGCCTCCCTGCGGCTAAGATTTGCCCTTGGATAAAAGCCTCTTTCTTCTTGCCTGCTAGGATCAGTTTTTGAATCCGGGCCTCGTTCTTCAGGCTCTTGATTCTGTCGAGAACCGAAACCCGCTGCCGTTCCTCAGCTTCAAGCTCTTTCGTCTTAAAACGTGCGATCCGCATATTTTCGGCCCTTATAGCTTCAAGGGACTTTTTCGCCTGCTCTGCACGTTTCTTAGATTCTTCGCTTCCTGGTTCAAAGGTTTTGAGCCAAGCCGCTGTGCCTCCGTCGCCGCGTGGTTTATCGGCGGCAGGTCCAAAGGTTCCGCGTTTCGGGGCTCTTGCTTCAGCGCCGCCGTAGCGCTGGTTGATTATGTCCTTGATGCCTTTATCGTGATCTCTGTCCATCCCCAGGAACTTCTCGTAACCCTCACCGAAAGGATGCACCTGGTCGAAAATGGCAAGCAACATACCTACATCTTTCTTGGCTTCTTTAGCTATAGCGTTGAGCCCTGAAGCTACTTTAGCAAGAAACTTAACTATCCCGGTTTCATTGACGAGATCGCCCAGTGCTTTGGTCAACTGTTCGAAGTCGGCAGCTAGCGTCTTGGCGTTCTGACTCGGGTCGTCCTGCATCTTCTTAAACGCTGCACCACTCGCGCCGAGTGATTTAGTCATCGCGTCAATGTCTTCTTTAGTTCCTTTTCCGCCCTTCTGCAACAACGCTAAAACCGCATTCAACCCGCGAACGTTCGGTATCAACTTGGCGATTGCTTTAGTGTCGTTGTTAACTGCGGTGCTGATTGTCTTCAGGACGTTCAAAGCCCCAGCGCTCTTAACCTCAACGTTTTTGCCCTGGGTCGCAAGCTCGGCCATTAGCGCTGTAAGCTTTTCATTCGGGTTAAGTAGCGCGGTCATCGTTCCGCGAATACCCGTAAGCGCCGTGTCTGTGCGCAGTCCTTGTTTTGTCAAGGATGCAATGATACCAAACAGCTCTTCAATACTGACCCCGGCAGCGTTAGCCAAAGGTGCAACTAACCCGATACCTTGACTCAGCTCACTAAAGGTTGTTTTACCGCGCTTAACGGTTTCGAAGAAGATGTCAGCAACCCTTGACGCATCCTTAGATTCTAGTCCGTAGGCGTTTACAACACTCGTCAACCCGTCGACTGCGTTTTCTAAACTTGTTACACCACCAACCGCTGCCTTGCCCGCTACCTTCAGGAACTCTAAAACGTTGTCCCGTGGAACACTTGCAGATATCGCCTGATAGAGCGCTGGGACTGAATCTTTTGTCAAGAAACCGAGCTCCGCGCTAAGATCCAAGATACCTTCCTCCAGTATCTTCAGATCCCGAGGGGCTGCGTCTGGCATCAAGGTGCTAACCTCTGCCATCCGGCGGGAAAACTTTAAAGCTTCTTTGGACGCCTGCGCAAGCGCTTTCGAAATCTTAAAGACACCGAAAGCCGCAACGGCTAAACCCGCGCTAAGAGCTAGCGCAGATTTCTTCGCCTCTCTGTTAGCTTTAGCTAACTTCTTAGCGTACTTCTCAGACTTCGATAAGCCTCTATTGTACTTGTCGTTTCGGACTCTAAGAATCAGTGTAGCTGTGTCTGCCATTATTGCGCCTTCTTACCTGTTACCGACTGCCACGCTTTCTTGGACTGAACCAACCGGTCGTCGTTTCGGCTGAACTTGATCAGATAGTCCTTAGTCTTAGCCCGGCCACCTTGGAGCCCTGTCGAAACTTGAGCTGAAAGTTGGGCCAAATAGTAATCCTGTTTACTGTGTTCGTTTAACTCGCAATCTAAGAAAGCAAGCCACTCTGTAAAAAGGCTACTTGGCATCGACTCTACCATTTCATACGGGTCCGGTTGGTTTAGTCGCGCAGCTAGGCGGAACATGTTCCAGCGGTCGCCGCGCTTCGTTAGTTTTTTTCAGCTTCCTCCAGGGCATCCGCCCCGAGGTTAGACAGATTGTAAACTTCTTGAACAAGGTCCGTGATGCTGTCGAGGTCTAGGTCGAACATCTTCACGAATTCTTTATCTGAAACTGTGACGCCAAGGTCTACGGCTTTAAGGAAAACAAAAGCGGCGCTGTCGCGAGCCCCTTCAATATCCCCGAGTGCTACGCGCTCCGAACCTGTGAGCTCGCGTACTTTGATCTTTTCGCCATCGACTACGACTTCTTTGGTTTTCAGCTTCTTAGCTAGAATCTTGTCTTTCAAACTCATAATCTTTGTTTCCCGTCGTTGTTGGTGTTGGTGTTGAGAAAAAGGGCGGGTTTTTAAGCCGCCCCGGTCCTAAGGTAAATTATTTAGGTCTTAGTCCAGTTATCCGATCCGGTGGAGGTCTCACCTTCGAGCTCAAAGGTAACCGTAGCTTGCGGGCGTTCCGTTGCGGTCTGGGCGTCGGGCGTGAATTCCTGAAGCCAGCCGGTGTCGGTGATCGTGGTTGCGTCGCTGAAGGTGGTTGTTATAGTCCCTGCCGTGTCGCTTTCCAGTTGAGACTTAATTGCCGCAAGGTCGTCGAGATTGTAGTAAACCGTTGCGGTAATAGCCGATTTAGATTTAAGTGGAGCCGGTGCGAACCTACGGTACATAGTGCCCGCGTTGCTGGTTTGCTCTACGGGGTCGTCCCGAACGAAACCGTTAGGCGTGACGTCGATTTCCTCGAACGTCACGGAACCGATGCCAATTCGCGTACCGAATCCGTGGGTTTGATTAGACATATTTTAATTCTCCTGGTGTTAGGTGCTATATTGTAAGTAACATGCAAAATTAAGCGAAACTGGGATACCGTAATATTTATCTCCTACGAGACCCGGACCCCTTGAAACTGAGTAGACCACGAGCCCTTCGATCCCTTGCTGGTCGGGCTGTAAATCGGGAAGCCTTGCGTCGAAGATCTCGGCTATGTATTTGGCCTGTCTCCCGGCGGTCTCGGCTCCCGTCTCTGAGAGCTGGTAGCGTTCGGTGCCTTTCTTGACCCAAATCGTTAGCTGGTAGATGCCAACAGCTTTCTCAGTGTTCGAGGCTTCATAGAAATCGACAGCCGGTAGCAAAGTTTCTTCGTACCAGATATCACGGTCGGCGGGGTCAAACTCGTATTGCTCCCAAGCGACGTTAGCGGCAGATAAAATAGGTGTGATGTTCGGGTCTGCCGGGCGTGTTTGAGTCGAGGCGTTGAAGTCGCCGTCGCGTACCGCGATAAGCTCGCCGGTAGCGTCGACCTCGACGATCTCAGCGGCTAAAATCTCCGCGCGAATCGTGCGTCTCATGATCTCGTAATCAATAGCCATCAGTAGGGCAGAACCTTAGATAAGTGTTTAGGATAATATAGGATTCTGAGAGCTAGAGCGGCAAGTTATTTGATTCTTGGGTTTGCGTTGCTTAGATTCTGGGGTATTGTAGTTTGACTTAACTTAATAAAGGAGAATCATATGTCAGTCATTACAATAACCTCACCGACACCGCCGGAAGATACATGGAACGTTCAGAACCGGTACGGTCACCGGACGGGCACGTTCTGCGGTGTTCCGTTTCAGTTAATCGGGGATGCGACTGCCGTGACTTTTGTCAAATCGTTTCTGTCAATTAGGTGCTTTAGTCCCGATCTGCGAACTTCGTTCTCGGAACTCAGCGAGCCGATTAAATGCCCGGGGTATACCATCAGCCACGGACGGTTGATGGTATTCGATACTTCAGTAGATAACGGATTTTGGGAAAGTGGACTAACTAGCGAGTTGACGAACGCCGTGGTGCGATACCCAAACACCTGCGAGAGTGATATACGAATGAAAGTCTCGGTGTACCTAAAATATGTCAAAACACGTGAGTACCAGGACCCTCTCGCGGGGACGTGTTTTGGTAGTAGGTATGCCGAGCAATTACCGCCAACGATTCCCGTGGCGGTGGTGTGTGTAGGAGGGCACCGGCATGAACAAGAAACCGGATCTTGTGAGCTCCAAGTACTAGAACCCGAAGGGCGTTGTTTCTGGGGTTGGTCCGAAGGCTACGGCGGAAGATTCCAATTCCATAAGGTTAAGGAACCAGAATCGGAAGTAATGCACGACCCAGAGCCGGAGCCTGAACCGGAATACGAACCGGAGCCTGAACCAGAGCCAGAGCCGGAATACGAACCAGAATCTACAGATAACTATGTCTATTTCGTTAAACAGTCTTTTGGTGGTCGTGTGTTCTTTAAGATCGGTGTCAGCTCTGGGCGGCCTAAATATCGACTGTCAGCACTGCAAACCGGGAACCCTATTAAACTGGAGCTGCTTGGGTTGGTCGCTACTTATGAACGCGCTCCAGCCATGAAGCTAGAAAAAGAGTTGCACAAACGCTATGAAAAGTTTAAGCAACAAGGCGAGTGGTACGAAGTCCCGGAATGGCGGGTACGCAGAATCTTAGAACAGCGGAAGGACGGGTTCTTTGTCACGGAGAACGAGGAACTTACTTCAACCGCCCCGAGTTTATCAGAGCTTGAACCTCAGCAGCCGTGACCCTAACCATCCCGTGCGTTGCTTGTGCTGACCATCCGTATTCTAGCTTCACAGCCGATCCTTCGTCTGTATCCATGGAGGTGCTGAGGTTCGGTTTCCCGGCTTGGACGTTCCAGTTAGCGCGGCATCGCCCGGTATCAACCGGCGTTCGGCTCATGATACCCTGAAGCGAGACAACTACAACCCTCTGCATCTGGTCCTCTGCTCGTTCTTGAAGCTTCCTAATATGCTCACGCATGTCGTCAGCAAAACCCATAACCTAAGCCCCCTTACGCAAAGCCAGCGTGTACGCTGCAACCTCGTCGCCGCTGTAAATAGGACCAACCCACGCGACGCGATAAACCACACCGTACAAAGTAGCCTTGGCACCAACAGGCGGAGCGCCCGTGAGCCCGTAAGCTTTGATGATTGTTTTCAAGTCGCCCTCTTCTATCACGGTGCCTTCACGTTCGCGAACCGTAAATGGTTCGGGCGGAGAGGCTTTAGCAGAATCCGATATAGGGGTCGATTGCGTCGTGGTCCCCGTCAACGGGTTGTAGCTGCCATCTGTTCCGCCGTATTCCAGAGTCATGGAAGTACCAAAGATATTAAGCAAAGACGACGCGACGCCGGTCTCGCCCGCAAAGATTCCGTCAAATATTGTTGCCATAGTCTTAAACCCTTGTTACTCTGCCGCTTGAGCTCTTGAGCGTGCCGAGGCCAGCACCCACAATAGCGTTGGTTGCGTTCTTCGACATTGCCGCAGGTTGGAAACTTAGATCCGCCTCAACTTCGAGCGGTCCGACCTTGGCGGATTTGAAACCCTGCGTCAAGAGTTCCGGGGAAGTGGTGACGTCTGATTTCAGGAGCTCTAGCGCTTGTTCGCATGTTGCTTCTTCAATAGGTCCGGGGATTGACGCGCTCGATACATAATAGCCGTCGATGTCGTAAACCCCTGCGCGTGTCCATCTTAGCGCCTGAGCTGCGGTTAGCTTTGTTCCTTGGAATCGGAACAAGTCGTCAAGCATCCGGGTCGCCATTGCGAGCGAGCGGTTTTTGATGTCGTCGGTCGCGTCGGTCCAGCTTGTGCCGTAGAGCCTGGATTCGAAGTAGGTATCGGCATCGGCAAGCGTTATATAGGTGTTAGAGTCCGCGCCGTTAACGGTTGCATCTAGTACTAGGGCCATAGGTATAAAATCTCATTTGGTGTTTAGATAATATAGCTTTCGGGGGGTCTATGGATCTACTTCGTGACCGATAGCCGCGATCTTCAAGCTGTCCATATCTTGCAACGTGTCTTGTACAATCCATTGCAAGACGTCATTTGCGCCGAGCCTTAGTACCACGCCCCGGTTCTCTTGGCCGCCGAACGTAATGTCCGCATTAAACCCATACGCCCCGGCAGGCGCTTTATCTGAGTACCTAGTATCATGGCAAAACTGGGAAATTTCACCGTTTGTCTTGAAGCAAAAGATAGTCTTCTGGTAGCTGTTAAGAATGCGAAACACAAGCCCACGGGGGAGCGCTGGCAGACTGCCGAACTTCCCGTCGTCCATCGCGGAAGATGACAGCATTGAAATGATAAATTGAGCGTGGTCAGCTTTCAACTGCCCAGCGCGTATCGTAAAGATTTGAGGCGTTACTGAGCCGTCAACGGCCATTTGCGTGGTGACAATGCGCCCAAGCGTCGCGGCCAGCGGGAAAACGTGGTCAATAGGTCGGTCAACCGTGATAACATCCCCAACAACGTCTATCACCTCGGCATAAAAACTCCGATCCCCTACAACGTCTAACAAAAGAATCTCGGTCTTTGGTACGGTAACGGTGATCCCGTGGCCCGTGGCTGCCGTAAACGCGTACTCAAGCGTAGTTAACCCGCTTGCAACGGTATCCGCAGCCAGGGAAAAGGTGCCTACCGATTGCGCGAATAAAGAGTTTATGGGTGCTGTGGTTTGGTCTTGTACCGAAACCTCTACACCACCGCCCCCGCTTAGTGGGTTCGCTATGGTTACATTTAGCGATCCATCATCGGCTGCTGCGTTCCCGAGCGCCTCGTATATCTGATATTGATAAGGCGCTGCCGCGCTTACTCTTCCACCTTGAACCATCGTTTAATTCTCTCGTTGTTTATACGTCTTTGGTGTAAGGAATGATCTTGGACGCTTTGTCTACGCCGCTGGAAAGCTTCACTTGATTTGCAACAAGGGCGGTTTGGCGTGTGTCGGCTTGCGTCTTGGTTTCGAGTAAGGCAATCGCCGCACCGTTGGCCGTAATCCCTGCGTTGTCGGGAGCGACCGTGTTAGCGCCGCCCGTTATGACGCGTGTTGCGTAAGCCCAAACCTCAGCCGCCGTAGCGCCGCCGCTGCCGCCCGCATCAACAGCGTCCATGATTGCTTCGAGCGTGTCGGTTGTAGTCCAGCCAGCGCCTTTGATTTGGGCAAACGATGCGGTCATTTCCGTCAACGTAGGTATACCGTAAGCTGCGAGGCGTGCGTCGATGTCAGCGGTAGAAAGGTTGTTCAGCGCGGCAAACCCCGCGTCCATTTCGGTTTTCGTAGGCCCGTCGTAGTCAGTTAAAGCCGTATCAACTTCTGTGTTTACCTGTGCGGCTGACAGATCGTTCAATCCTGCAAAACCTGAATCCATCTCCGTCTTAGTCGGCCCGTCGTAATCAGTTAAAGCCGTGTCAACCTCAGTGTTTACTTGTGCGGCTGATAAATCGTTCAATCCTGCAAAACCTGAATCCATCTCCGTCTTAGTCGGCCCGTCGTAATCAGTTAAAGCTGTATCAACTTCGGCGTTAACCTGCGCCGCTGAGACATCATTCAGTGCAGCAAACCCGGCGTCCATCTCGGTTTTAGTAGGTCCGTCGTAATCAGTTAAAGCCGTGTCAACTTCAGTGTTAACCTGCACCGCTGATAGATCGTTCAGCGCGGCAATGTCTACCTGTGTTGCGTCGTGCTCTGCAATCAGTGCGGTTTGTCTCGTGTCTGCCTGTGCCTTTGTTTCGATAGCGGCAAGGCTAGCAGTGAGGGAGTCGCTATTTGCAATCACGACAGGGGCACGCCATTCTACATCAACGCCGCCGCCGCCAGTTGTGGGATCGTTGACGGGTCTTGCTAGGTCTGTACGGTATAATCGGCGGTTGTCTGTTTGGTGTACGTTGGTTGAGGTTGTGTTGTCGAGGAAGATATCGACGATAGCGTTATTGATTAGCAAGTTGGATTCGTCTTCCATGGTAATGCCGCCATAAAAGTCTGATATGCCTTGCGAGGTAGTGAGGTTGTATTTCCACCATGCGCCCATTTCTCTCAGCTCATAGTTAGAGGCAATAACAACGTCAACCTCGTCATTTACATAGTCTGCCGAGAATTTGGTAATGGCTGAGCCGTCCAAACCCCAAGCATCATATACGGGACATGGCTCCTGGCTGCCGATAAGACTAAGGCCCGCCGAGGTAACAACGCCTGATTCCTCGTATTCGGCTTTTGCCGTAACCCCGGAGACATAAGTTCCACGGATTCTTAGCACGTCGCCGTCGTCGGCTTCTGAACCGAGAAGGTCCACTGTGTAGCTATAACCGCCGCCGCCGGATACGACGCTATTGTCAATCTCTGCATCTTTGGTGACGTTGTAGAGTTGGACGCGTGTGAGGTTGATCAGATTTGCATTAGTTACATTGACGTTACGAATCAGGGTAATGGTTCCGCTTGTTTCTGTGGTAGTCGGTGCTGCTGCCCCGTTGGTAAGAGCGACTGTGAGCGTAGCGCCTCCGGTTACTTCAAGCTCTGTAACTGTTGTACCGTCAAGCGTTAGTGCGTTTGCGCTAGTTCCCGTATGTATGATCTTTGTTGCCGTAACGCCTGTGTAAGTGTCGCCGGTTGACGTGTTGTCGATCTCAACGTCGCAGGTTATCGTTTCACTACTGTTAAGAAGAGCACCGTTTCTAAGAACCAGTTTACCTGTGGTCGCTGTCGCGCCGCCGGTGAATGTTGCAAGTTTAGCTGTTGCGGCTGTTAGACTTGCGGCTGTGTATACTGAACCAGCTGTGGCGTCTAGGGTCAACACGATGTCGTCAAGTACTAGCTGAGCGCCGGACAACTCAATAACCGGGTAATCGTCGTTTGCCCACCATTCGTAACGTGATCGGTCGTACAGTTTCTGGTAGGGTCCGAGGTCGGTATAGGCTGCAACTGTGACGGGGTTTAATTCACCTGCGTTGAGGTCGTTATTCAAGGTGAACGTAGCAAAGTCGCCGTCTGTATAGTCTGAATTGATGCTGCCAACGGGTATCGTTTCCGGGTAGCTATCACCTAAGCTGTAATTAGTGGAGGGATTGAACCCATAAGCGCGGACTTCCAAACGTGTTTCAATAACAGTCAAATCATAGGAGAATGCGCCGGTTCCATGACTACTCCCTGATTGGTCGGCTTCGTTCTCGACAACGTATAGCGTGCCGCGCTCTTGGCTTGATCCGGTAGTACCCTCTTTTGAATTATACGTGCCGACAAGCTTACCAGAGGAGTTTGTTAAATACCTGCCCAACTCAGTCATCGAACCAGAACGGTCACTGGACAAGATTACTCTTACATCCTCTTCCGGCGTCCCATTGTCACGGTCAGTGAATATCGAGGTGTTTGTGATGCCGTCGAAATACTTGGAGGCAGCGGTACTCATAGATACCGTAGTATTGTCGAAGGCTACGCGGTTCCACATCACCCAGGTATTGTCGCCAGAGTTTCCGTTACCAAGGGTACAGGAGACCGGTACATTCACCTCGTTGATGTACGGTAGATCCATTCTACCAGAATCAAAGTTAGTCGGTCCCGCACCCATGTTTTCAAGCCGGAGGTTACCGGAGCTGGATGGGTTACCTATTAGCTCCCATGTCACGGTATCTGTATGCTGCCTGTCGAGGACGGTGCCCTCTTGTGTATAGAGCCTCACCGTTGAGCCTACGTTGAACACCCTAGTATTTTGAACTTGAGAAATAAATATAGCACGGGTGGCCGTCGCCAGGAAGATAATCTGGCAGTCGATGAAATTAATATGGCTGGATACTCCGAAGCGAGAGCCGCTAAGCCCGTTGTAACTCAAGGCTGCTTCCTGGATAGCCCACCAGTTTGCGGCTGGTGGTACATCGTCAATATATATCTGGCATCTTGTAAAAGTTATCACGCCTGTACCGCTTGCCCGGATCGCACCAAC